ATGACTGAAAAAGAATTATATGATTTGTTAGTTATTTATGGTGTTCCTGACTATGAGGAAGAGAAATCCGACTTGCCAAAAATAATTGAAGATATAAAAATGCTTGAGAGTCACGGATTATTAAACGTTGAATTACAATATAAAAAGGGTATGGGACTCATTCCGAAATCCTGGAGAGTAACTGAAAAAGGAGAAGAGATTTTAGATTCTTATATCCCGGAAAACTAACGCTCACTTAATCGTGAGTGTTTTTTGATACAAAAATTTATTAAGCAATTAGCGTGAAAGTTGGTGGTAAGTGAAGTGAAACTTACAGGGAAACAAGAACTATTTGTCAATGGATTGATAGAAGGTAAATCACAAGTTCAAGCTTATATTGATGCTGGATATAGTGTGAATGCAAAAACTGAATCATCCATTTATGAAATGGCGAGTAAGCTATTAAAGAATAACAAGATTATGACAAGATACAACGAATTAAAGTCAGAACTCAAAGATAAAGCGTTTTGGACAAGAGAGGAATCAATTAATGACCTCAAATGGATTAAGGAACAATCACGTAAGACAATCGAGGAATATGGCGAAGTTAAACACGCTCCTGCTACTGCTTATTTAGGTGCTATAACCGAACTGAATAAATTAGGCGTCCTTTATGATCTAGAAGTTGAGAAACTGAAGTTGAATATCGAGAAACAAAGAAAAGAGTTGGCTAACGATCAATCACAAGAAGATAAGATTAAGCAATTACAAGATGCCATTACAGAAGTGATTAATCATGAGTAAATTGTCAAGACTTTATACAGAGAAGCAGATACAGATACTCAAGGACACGCAAAAGCGTGATTGGTTCATGTTAATAAATCATGGTGCAAAACGTACAGGTAAAACGATACTGAATAATGATTTATTCTTACGTGAGTTGATACGTGTCAGAGAGATAGCAGATAAAGAAGGATTAGAAACACCTCAGTACATTCTTGCAGGTGCAACGCTAGGAACGATACAGAAGAACGTACTAATAGAACTTACGAATAAATATGGATTAGAATTCAAGTTTGATAAATACAATTCATTCATGTTATTCGGTGTGCAGGTCGTACAGACAGGTCATTCTAAAGTGAGTGGTATTGGTGCAATACGTGGTATGACTGCTTATGGTGCTTATATAAACGAAGCATCACTTGCACATGAAGAAGTATTCGATGAGATTAAATCACGTTGCAGTGGTTATGGTGCACGTATATTAGTTGATACGAACCCTGACCACCCGGAACATTGGCTACTCAAAGATTATATTGAGAATACAGATGCTAAAGCAGGTATACTCAGCTATCAATTTAAGCTCGATGACAATACTTTTTTGAATGAACGATATAAACAGTCAATCAAAGCGAGTACGCCATCAGGCATGTTCTATGAGCGAAATATCAATGGTATGTGGGTAAGTGGTGACGGTGTTGTGTATTCTGACTTTGATTTGGAACAGAACACAATTACTGCCGATGAACTAAACGAGATACCGATGAAGGAATACTTCGCGGGTGTCGATTGGGGGTACGAGCACTATGGTTCAATCGTCGTTATGGCTAAAGATTTTAAAGAGAATCTATATCTTATTGAAGAACATGCACATCAACATAAATTTATTGATGAATGGGCGATGATTGCAAAAGATATTGAAGAAAGATACGGAAAAATTCCTTTTTATTGTGATACTGCAAGAACTGAACATATCAAGAAGTTTAAAGATGAAGGGATTAACGCAGTTTACGCAAATAAAAATCGTATGGCAGGTGTAGAGCAGGTAGCTAAGTTATTTAAACTTAATTGCCTGTTTGTTGTATATGATCGTATGGATAGATTTAAACAAGAAATATATAAGTATGTATGGAATAAAAACACTGGAGAACCTATTAAAGAGTTCGACGATGTATTAGACGCATTTAGATACGCTGTTTATACTCATACGTTCCATCAAACACCACTATCAACAAACGACTTGATGAACATTAAGAGTCTTTTTTAAGGAGGGAATATATTGAATTACAATTACAAAGAAAGTTATATCGCTAATGCGAATGATGACTTCACGATTAATAATGAAGAAGATATCTATAACGCAGACGTGATTAGGGAGTTCGTGCAGCGTCATAAGTTGGAGCAGTTGCCACGACTACAATTTTTAGAAGATTATTATCTGAATAGAAATGTCGATGTATTGCGTCCTAACAGACGAGCTGAAACAGATAGAAATAAAGCAGATCATCGAGCAACTCATAATTACGCAAAGTATATCAGTCAGTTTATCGTCGGCTACATGACAGGTAATCCTATAACTATCAGTCATAACGATAGTAATACACAACAAGTGATTATGGATTTAAACGACTTCAACGATGCAGATTCTGTGAACAGTCAATTATCATTAGACCTATCAATTTATGGTCGAGCATTTGAAGTTGTTTATAGAAATGAAAATGATGAAGATAAGTTTCTGCCACTTAATCCAAAAAATACTTTCTGTGTTTACAATACTGACATTGAAAGAAAAATGGTCGCTGGTATCAGATATAGTAATTCAACTGATAGTGATGGTAAACCTTTAGAACGTATCGAAGTCTATACCAATACTAAAGTATGTTATTACGAGTTAATGGATGGTAATTATCATCTTACTGATGAGCAAGAACATTACTATAATGAGCCGCAAATTACAGAATACGTAAACGATGGCTTTAAACAAGGAGATTATGAGAATGTAATCAGTCTGATTGATTTATACGATAGTGCTCAGTCAGATACAGCTAACTACATGACAGATTTAAACGATGCGATGTTAGCAATTATAGGTAATGTGGATTTAACAGGCGACGAAGCTATTAAGTTCAAGAATGCTAATATGATTAAAGTCACACCAGGAATGACTGCATCTGGTGGAGAAGGTAAAACAGATGTTAAGTATGTCTATAAAGAATATGATGTGAATGGTTCTGAAGCATATAAAACGCGTTTAGAAAATGATATTCATAAGTTCACAAATACACCTGATTTGAACGATGATAACTTTGCAGGCGCACAATCAGGTGAATCAATGAAGTATAAGTTATTTGGTCTAGATCAAAAACGTGCGACTAAAGAAAGATTTTTTAAACGAGGCTTGATGAAACGTTATAGATTATTATTCCGTATGCATAACATTGTCGGAAATGGATTAGATCATACAGACATCACAGTAACATTCACACCTAATCTACCTAAAGCTATTAAAGAATCAGTTGATGTTTTTACTGCATTGCAAGGCTCTATATCAGAAAAGACTTTACTCAGTCAATTGCCTTTTATCGATAATCCTGATGAAGAAGCAGAGCAAATGAAATTAGAAAGAGAAGCACGTCAACAGGAACTGGAAAACGCTCGTTCTGACATTTACGATTTAACTAAAGTAGGTGTTGATAATGCCAAAGAAAAACAATAAGCAGTCGTATTGGATTGAACGTGAGAAAGATAATCTCACAACAGAATTAATGAAAGACGAGCAGGTATCTAATGAAGTGAAACGCATACTAGAGAACGCTATGAATATGTGTAGAAAAGAGATGGAATCGTACTATACACGTTTTGCTGATAAAGAAGGTATTACAGTTAGTGAAGCTAAGAAGTTAGTAAGCGAGTATGACATTACTGAGTATGAAACATTGGCTAGACAATATGTTAAAGATAAAGATTTTTCTGATGAAGCGAATAAGCGATTACGACTGTATAACGTTTCTATGAAAGTAAATCGTGAAGAATTACTGCTCGCAACGTTGAATACGCATCTGATTGCTGCAACGAATGATGTACATCATAAAGTAGATGAGTATTTACAAGATGGTGCTATGCGTGAACTAAAACGTCAAGCTGGATTGCTAGGAAATATCAGCGTAAAGCAAAGTGATATTGATTCAATCATCAACGCTTCTTACTATGATGCCACATGGTCGAAGAGATTATGGAGTAACATGGACGAAGTTAGAAAGATAGTAGATGAAACTGCAATAAGTACAGTCTTAAAAGGCAGACATCCTAAAGAATCTGTTAAACGATTACGTGAATTAACAGGTAGAAGTGACTATGAAGCTAGACGATTACTTATAACAGAAGTGTCACGAGTACAGATTGAAGCAAAGCGATTAAGTTTTAAAGATCTAGGAGTTATTAAATATAAGTATCTTGCAGTTTTAGATAACAGAACTACACATACCTGCAGAAGTCTTAACGATAAAGTATTCGATGTATCAGACATGAAGCCAGGTATCAACGCACCTCCGATGCATGCGTTCTGTAGAAGTACAATTATTCCGTATAGTCGCAAAGAAGAGAGCGATTGGGATGAAGAAGATGGCGATTTATACATCGATGACGAACAGATAGAACGTGAAGCAGATGCGGAGAATGATGCTGTGATGGCAGATATTGATGATATTATTGAACGTTTAGATCAGTTAGACATACAAGAAGTTAAAAGGGCGGTAAAAAAAGTTGAAAACAACCAACCCCCTTATCTCACAGACAACTATAACAGAGCGTTAAATGACGAAGAGCAACAGAACGTATTAGAACAGTTAAATAAAGCTGACAGACGTGCTGTACAGTTGTTTAATCAGTATGCCGACGTAAAGATAAAGAAAGATGATAATACTTACTATGACTTCGATAGCAATGCTATTCACATTGAAGAGGATTATATGGACTTTGGTGTTGAAGGTAGCCACGAAACAGAATACGCTAGACCGTTTTTTCATGAGGTTGGACATGCGATAGACAGTAACTATGCGAATAGTACCGGTATGGGCAAACTTTTTGCAGCAAGTCTACTAATGCATAATAGCGATAACGAAGATATTAGTGATATTGCTAAAAAAGAATGGCAGAATTTGATAAAGCGAACAATGAGACAGCATCATGTAGACGAGGGAAAAGCTATGGACATAATCGCTAAGAAGATTACAAACAGAAAACAATCTGATTGGATAGCCTTATCTTCGATAGTAGAAGGTATAACTGAAGGTGGATATCATTTTGGATATGGTCATGGCCCAGGTTATTGGGAAGATTATTCTTCACTTACAACGGAAATATTCGCAGAGTTATACAGCCTGCTAGTCACTAACCTAAAGGCATATAAGTATATCGCTACTGTATTCCCTGAAACAGTTTCAATGTTCGAGCAGATTGTTAATTACATGTTAGAAGAATAGCTGGCAATCGAGAGATCGACGATAATTAGAGTAGAAGCATATTAGAAAGGTGGAGGATATATAATGACTGATCAAACAACACTAAAAGTATTGCAAGCATTCAAAGAAGATGAAAATATCATGAGTGTAGAGCGTAAAAATGGCAGTGTCGTTGTCACTTATCAATTGAAAGAGGATACGCCAACCGATTTAGGTTTTAAGCACTCTCTTCGCATCGTTGGAATTGATGGGGAAAAATTGAGAGGAACAATAATAAGTGATTTAGACGATAATAAAGAAAAACAAGATACCGAAAATTATAAAACTCCTGACGAACTTTTAATCGAATTGATACAAAAGCAAGGTTTACACGTCACATACTTACAAATAAAAGAATTAATAAACCGACAACCTAAATGATTGACGGTTATTTTTTATGTCCAAACCATGCTTAAGACAATAAAAGGCGCAAGTGATCATCAGTCCGAACCATGCAACGACTATAAACTTATCAAGAGAAAATAAGCGAGGTGCAAAAATGATTAATGACAACATGTTGAAATTAAATATCCAATTCTTTTCTGAAGATGAAACTACTGAAGAAACTATTGAGAAGGGTCAGGAAAACACTGAGACAGAAGAGAAAGTTAAGACTTACACAGAAGATGAGTTTAACGAGAGGTTACAAAACGAGTTAACTCGTAGACTAAAGCAAAAAGACAAAGAGCGTGAAGAAGCGATTAAAGAAGCTGAAAAACTCGCAAAGATGAACGCTCAGCAAAAGCAAGAATATGAAATCGAAAAAATGAAACGTGAACTTGAAGATTACAAGCAGCGTGAAGCGTTAAACGATATGCGTAAAGAGGCAAATAACATGCTAGCTGAACGCAATATCAATGTAAAAGACGATGTACTAGATTTTATCGTTAAGCCGACAGCTGAGGAAACACAGAAGAATGTTGAAGCGTTCGCTGAAGCATTTAATGATGCAGTCAATAGTAAGTTGCAAGAAACGTTAAGACAGAAGTCGCCTAAAAATCTGACGGCCACTGGATTAACAAAAGCAGATATCTTAGCGATTGAAGATGATCAGCAACGACAAAATGCAATCGCACAAAATAGACACCTTTTTAGGTAACAGGAGGATTTATATATGACAGTAGAAAATAATTTAATTGATGTAAAAGCATTAGGAGAAGCGAAATCTATCGACTTTGCTAATAAATTAGGAGTAGGCCTTGATAAGTTATTTCAAGCGCTAAACGTAACGAATAAAATTCCGATGAACGTTGGTTCGGTGTTGAAACAGTATGCGTTCACTGTAGTTGATTCAACAGCACCAAACGGTGTTGTGGCTGAGGGAGAAGAGATTCCTTTAACTAAAGTTGAACGTAAACGAGTAGGAATTATAGAACTTAAGTTCAAAAAGTACGCTAAAGCAACATCTGCTGAAGCTATTCATGCACATGGTTACGACTTAGCAATCAATCGTACTGATCGTGAATTAATTCGTTATACTCAAAAGAAATTCCGCGCGGACTTCTTCTCAACTTTAAAAGCAGCAATCGAAAATGAATCACGTACAAACGATATCAAAGCATTAACAGCAGAAAATTTACAAGGTGCGTTATCAAAAGGACGTGCGAATCTTTCGGTGCTACTTGATGATGAAGTAACACCTATCGCGTTCGTAAACCCAAATGACACAGCAGAACATATGGCAAAAGGTTTAATCAACTCTAACGGTGCACAATTTGGTATGAACTTACTTACTGATTATGTAGGCGTTAAAGTAATTGAATTTGCTGATGTACCAAAAGGGGAAGTGTGGATGACAGTAGCTGAGAACTTAAATGCTGCATATGCTAACCCTCGTGGTGAGTTATCACGTGCATTCGAATTTGCTACTGATGAAACAGGTTTCGTTGGTGTGTTACATGATATTAATTCACGTCGATTAACATCTGAAACAGTTTTAACACACGCAGTAACGTTATTCCCTGAAAACGTTGATGCAGTAATCAAAGTAACGATTAAGCCTGCTGTCGCTGGTGTGGGAGTATAAGAGTGGTTTAGTTGCCACTCTATCTTATTTTAAGGTGGTGGTTATATGTTAGGAAAGGCGATTGTTAATTTTACTGATTTAGTAGAAAATAAGCATTATACGATTGATGATATCTATCATACTGATGATGAGAAACGTTATGGCGCATTATCAAGCGATGATAATAACAATGGTGCGCCTGTTATTAAAGCGTTAACATTAAGTGAATTAAAAAGTATCGCTCAAAAACATCAGATTAATGTACCTGCTAAAACAAAACGTGATGATCTAGAGAAGTTGATTGAAGGTGAAATTTATGCAGACGTTGAGTAATGTAAAACTGCAGATTGGTATCGAAGATGATAAACAAGACGACTTACTTAAGCTCATCATATCGAATGTTGAGAAAGCAATGTTAGGTTATTTACCAGGCATTTTAGAAGTACCTGTAGAACTCAGTTATATTGTCGAAGAAGTATCTGTAGCACGTTATTACAGACGTGGCAGTGAGGGAATGAAATCTAAAACAATTGAAGGTTTTTCCGTATCATATGATAACGAGTTTGATGCTTATCATCACATATTTGAACGCTATCAACCTACTAATGAAGCTACTCGTGGTTCGGTGGTGTTTTTTTAATGGATAAACATCGTGTTAAATTATACGCTCAAAAATCGGAGTACGATACACGCCTGAGTAAGACAGTAAATAAACTGAGTTTGATTACAGATACAACTTGCTTTGTCACAGGAATTTCTAACAAGAGACAACTTGAAACTTTCGGGAATCTTACAAGTGCAGATACGACAATAAGATTGCTCAATAAAGATGTGATAGGGGTTACACACGCATCTATTAAAGATGAAAAATATAAGATAACTAAAGTCACATCTTATGACAATGATGTCGTCATATACGCTTTAAAGGTGCAATCATGGTGAAGTGGAAAGGTCTAAGTCGAATGAAGAGAGACCTAAAAAATCATAGTCGGAACTCTGACAGGAAGTTAGATGATGCTATTTCAGAAATTGGGATAATGCTTGAGCGTGAAGTAACGAGTAACGCAGTATTTACCAAAGGCTACACTACAGGTAACTTAAGACGAATGATAAATTATTCGAAAACAGGATTTGCTAAAGGGACACTTTCGTCACCTGCGCATTATTCAGGGTTCGTTGAGAAAGGTACGCGTTATATGGACGCGCAGCCTTTCTTTTTTATATCAATTTACAAAAATCAACTGGAAGTAATGAACATACTAGAAGAAAAAACGAGGTGATTAGATGAAGTCGCCGCGTCAACAATTATACGACGAAGTATTCTCATCTATTTCGATGTTAGGTTATCGAGTATACGATTTATTGCCTATGAGCGAAGTACCTTATCCGTTTATCGTGCTTAAACACAGCCTGACGGACTATAGGAGCACACAAAAATTGAATAGGGATATGATAGTGACGCTCAATGTAGATACATGGCATTTAGCTGAAGATAGAGGTCTACATGACAAGACAATGTTTCAAATCGAACAGTTACTTATAGACTTTCAATTGAGTGATACCTATGCATTGAAGGTAAAGAGAATCAACGTGACAGAAGTAACAGACAGAACGACTAACGATGAATTATTACATGGTTCAATAGAAGTAACATATCAAATAAATTAAGGAGTGATCATATGCAAATTGCAGATGGTGTATCAAAAGTATTATATTTCAGAAAATTAGGTGACAAGACAGCAGCAACTTTAGTTTTACAGCAAGAACATTCAAAATCATATAAACGAGAACGTGATGCAGTTATTACAAAGGCAGGTAAAGTCTTTAAAAAAGGCGAGCTAGAAGATGAGATTTCTATCAAAGCATTACAATCTACTAAAGATGATGCTTATAAGATGTTAGAAAAATCTATTGTAGACGGTGATGCTATCGAGGTATGGGAAGTAGACCTTTCAAAAAAATCATCTGATTCTGAAACTGAAGGTAAATTCCAAGCAGAATATCGTCAAGGCTATTTAACTGAATGGGAAGCAACTTCTCCGTCTGAAGATGACCCTACTGTAGAAGGTACGTTCGTTACATTTGGCACGCGTCAAATCGGATTAGTAACTGTACCTCAAGAAGATTTAAAAAATGGTGGAGTTTTAGGTTATGCATTCCACGATATGATTGCATCAGATATTCCTAAAGATGGTTTAGCTACATTACCATCTGAGCCAAGCGTCGGAGTGTAATATACGAGGGAGTAAATCTCCCTCTTTTTTATATAAAAAATTAACTAAAAAAAGGTGGAAATATAATGTTGACAATTAATACAAACGGTAAAGTATTAGAATTAAAATTTGGTTTAGGTGAATTAAATGCAGTAGATAAAGCACTAGGACTAGAAATAGAGAAAATTAACTTAGGTGAAGGCTTTGAAATGTTAGTGCCAAAATTACAAACAGCAAATCCACTAGCATTAGCAAAGATTATTCCAGCATTGACGCTAAATCAACCAGGGCGACCAAAGACAGAAGACGAAGTACTAGAAGTACTTAAAGCTGTTAAAGAACAGTTCGGCTCATTACAAGCATTCTGTGATGCAGTACTAAATGAAATGAAACATCATTTTTTGACCCAAGATCTAGTAAAAGACATCGAAGTGACAGTGCCGACACAAACAACAGTACAGTAGTTACTTATTGGGACATCGTGATTAAAAGTATGGCGAACTTTGGTAAGCAGTCTATCGATGAAGTTAATCGAATGACCTTAACAGAGTTCTACTGCTTATCACATGCTAAGAATGAACGCGATTTGTACGATGAGTATCGAATGCATAAAGTTGCTTATCTGCAACGTGAAGCACAAGCTCAGATAGAAAAAGGTGCAGGAAAGAACAAGCGTACTGAATATGCGTATAAATCATTTAAAGATTTCTTTGATTATGAGAAGGCTGAAAGACAGTTGTGTGATTTCCACGATGATGTCGAGAAGAAAACGAATGGTCCATCAAAGAAAAAAATAGCAGACATGTTAGCAGAAAGAAATAAAAAGTAAAGTGAGGTGATGGAATGGCAGATATAAAAGATAGTTATACGTTAGAAGCCTTGCTTACAGGCGATAACAGTCGCTTAAAGCGTGTTATTGATCAAGCGGTCGTGATGTTAGAAAAACTTGAAAATAAAAAGGTTGACGATATTGAAATTGATGGTGATGTGAAACCATTAAGAAAAAAAGTAGAGAGTGCAAAACGACTTACTGAAATGCTAGACGGCAAACGAGCACAAATTGAAATTATCGCTAGAAACGCTGAAGCAATAAAGAATCTACGTCAAGTTAGATTGAGTGCGAAACGATTATCTAAAGAACGTCCGAAAATTGATGTCGATGTTCAGACAGGTGCAGCAAATGCGAATATCAAACGTTTCAAAGCTATACTTAAATCTATTCCAAATAAAGTACGCACTCGAGTAGATGTGGATTACGACAGAAATGTTTTTAGTAGGATTTCAGCAGGTTGGAGACAAATCCAAAACGTTAATAATAAATTTGGCGATGATATGGACCAACTTGCGAATAGTATTCGCGCTTTTGGTACTGTCAGTGCAAACATGATAAAAGGTTCGCTAGTAAGTTCGTTCACTGCTTTAATACCTATTATTGCAGCACTTGTACCAGCAATTATGGCAGTGGGTAACGCTATAGCAGTTGTTGGTGGTGGAGCTTTAGGGTTAGTAGGAGCGTTTGCAGTTGCAGGTGGTGGCGTAGCTTCATTTGGCGCTTTGGCAATATCAGCGTATAAGATGTATAAAGATGGCGCAATTCAAGCGAGTGATGCAACGCAGAAATTTGAAAGTTCGTTAAGTTCGTTCAAATCGGAATGGGAAAGCCTGGCGCAGAAGAATGCTGACAGTATTTTCTCAACGATGGCGAATGGTATTAATATTGCTAAAACAGCACTTGCAGGTCTTACACCGTTTATTACAGGTGTCACAAAAAGCATGGAAGGATTATCTGCAAGTGTGCTTAAATGGTCACAGACAAGTGCTGTAGCGAAGAGTTTTTTTGATGTGATGAAAACGTCAGGTGTAACTGTATTTCAGGATATCATGAGTGCTGCAGGAAAATTTGGTAGTGGATTAATATCTTTATTTACTAGCTTTATGCCTTTATTCGAATGGGTGGCTAAAGGTTTCTCAAATATGGGTACTCAATTCAATAACTGGTCTCAGAAAGTAAGTACAGCTGAAGGTATTAAGAATTTTATTGCTTTCGTGCAGGAAAGCTTACCTAAAATAGGTCAGATTTTCGGCAACGTATTTGAAGGTATCTTTAATCTATTCAAAGCCTTCGCACCTAATTCACAGACCTTATTCGATTCATTGGTGCAGATGAGTACAAAATTTGCAGAATGGAGCGCCACGATAGCAGCATCAGATGGATTCCAGAAGTTTATCGAGTATGTGCAGACGAATGGCCCGACGATTATGAGTTTAATCGGTAGTATCGTTATGGCAGTAGTCAACTTTGGTATTGCAGTTGCGCCTTTGGGACAGGTGGTGTTGCAATTAGTCACTGCATTTGCTCAATGGTTAAGCACACTATTTCAAACGAATCCTGTTGTAGCACAAATTGTAGGTGCTTTAATTAGTTTGATCGGTGTTGCAATGGCAACTATTCCGACAATTTTAGGGATATATGATGCGTTGCAGCCTTTAATAATGAAGTTTATTGAATTTAAAGGTGAGTCCACTTTACTCCAAGGAGCTCTGAGGTTGTTAGGTAGTGCTTTCACTGCACTTTCAGGACCTGTATTGGCGATTATAGGTGTTTTTGTAGCTATAGGTATGGCTATCGTAGGATTATGGCAATCTAACGAACAATTTAGAAGTAACGTATCTATTATATGGCAAAATATACAGACAATTATAAGCGCAGTAGGTCAAGTTATTATGAATATCTTCGGACTAATTGTTTCTTCTTTAGGCATTTTATCACAAGCATTTATGCCTGTGATCTCTGGTATTGTATCATTAGTGGCAACTATTACGACATGGATAGCATCATTTATAGAAGCGAATCAATGGATTATTACAGTTGTTAGCGTTATTGCAGGCCTGGTCGTTGCTTTTTTTGCAGTACAAAGTGCAATAGCTTTAGTAACGACAATTGTAGGAGTTTTAACTACAGCATTAGGAATATTAGGTACTATAATATCGGTTGTTGCTGGTGTTTTCGCATTTTTGTTAACGCCTGTTGGATTAGTGGTGGCTGCGATTGGTTTAGTGATTGCTGCTGTCGTTATCTGTTATCAAAAATTCGAAGCCTTCAGGAATTTCTTGGCGCCATTAGTAGATTTCTTTATTGGAATCGGTGAGGGTATCAAGCAAGGTTTAGGAAGTGCTTTGGATTGGATTTCTGAAAAATTAGGAATGACAGCAACAAAAACTGAGGAAGCAACTGGTAGGATGGCGAATGCCACTAACATTAATACTTCTAAGATGGCTAGTGATGTTACTTCAAATAGTGCTTTGATGACTAGTGGCTTTGATGTGAATATGAATAGAATGAGTATGATTAACGATTCTCAATGGGCAATGATTAATGGGACTGCCACTTCTCAATCAGGTGCAATGCAAGCTGCTGTATTAGGTAGTGTAGGTGGCATGTCTGCTCAAACAACTGGATTACTTGCAGGAATGTCAGGTAGTGCACAGGCAGAATTTGCGAGTTTATACAGTGCTGGTTCAGGTCAAGCTAGTAGTTTAAATGCTGATGTACTATCCTCACTTGGCGGAATGAGTAGTCAAGGTGTTGGTGATATCGCTAGTATGACATCAGGAATAAACTCTGAGTTCCAAAATATGAGTAGCACTTCGAGCTCAGCTACTTCTAATATGAGTAGTAATGTTCAATCGAATATGAATTCTATGAGGTCGTCATTCACTTCAGGAGCTAGTGGTATTGCTCAAGCATGGGCGAGTGCAATGCAGAGAATTACTTCAATTACTTCAAGTGGAATGAGTGCAGTAAGAAGCGCATCTGTGTCAGGAATGCAGGCGGTGGTATCAGCATTCAGAAGTGGTGGGCAACAAGCCGTATCAGTTACAACATCATCTATGGCAGCTTGTGCTAGCGTAATGAGGTCAGCCTATGGACAATTTAGTTCCGCCGGTAGTTATGTTATGAGTGGATTTATCGCCGGTATGAATAGTCAACGTGGTGCAGTAATGGCTACTGCTGCTAGTATTGCAAATGCTGCATCTGCTCAAATTAGAAGTGCATTAAAAATTCATTCTCCTTCTCGAGTTACTATGAAAGATGGTAAATGGTTCGGTCAAGGTTTCGCAATTGGTATTATGAAAAAAGTACCACAAGTTATCCAGGCTTCTAAAACTATGGCGAATAGTGCTGTTAAAGCATTAAGTAAGATGAAAACTAATTCTTACGATAAAGCGAAGCAAGGCTCTAAATCGTTCTATGAATCATTGAGCAAGACTTCTCAAAGTGCTAGTAATAAATTAAGTGCTAATAATAAGAAGATTGCAAGTATTCAGCAGAAATTGAAGAGGAAAATCTGGAAAAGCACACGATCAAGATTAAATAAACAGCTTATTGACTTAAGAAAAGAGAATAAAGCATATACTGTTCAAAAGAATACAATTACTAAGTTGAGAAGTACGCTAAGCAAGAGTACTAATCAGCTACTAAGTATTGCTAATAAGCGTGAAAAAGTTGCTGATAAACTAAAGGTCGCACAAGATAACTTGAAACAAGTTCTGAAAGATAGACAAAATTTTAAAGATGGCATTATCGATAGCACACGCTCATTTGGTTCAATATCGAATTCTAAGGTTTCAACTCAACAAGGATTAGTAGCAGATATGCGTGCTCGATTAAAAGCAGTAAATAACTATGCTAAGCACATCAATGCGCTTAAGAAAAAAGGTGTTCATAAGAATATCATCGCAGATTTATTAAGTGCTGGCGTTGAAGGTGGCGCAGGACAAGCTAAGATATTAGCAAATGCTTCTAAGAATACAATCAAGCAAATTAACACTGTGCAAAAGCAAATTATGAGTGTTACTAGCAGTTTAGCTGAAAGACAAGCTAAAGATTTCTACACTGTAGGTCTTAATACTGCAAAAGGAATCGTTCAAGGATTGCAGAAACAAGATAAAGCATTGCAAAAGGCAGCTGAGCGTATCGCAAACACTATTACGAATACTGTTAAGAAAAAGTTAGGTATCCATTCTCCATCACGTGTATTTAAAGCGTTAGGTATATATACGATGCAAGGTTTTATTGGTGGAATAGATAAATTGAGAACACAATCTATTAATAAAATGGCTAACTTATCAGAACGTGTATCTGAAGCATTTACACCTCGGTTCGTTAGTGGTTTACCTGATCTAACAGGAAACTTACGAAACGCTACAGCGAATATCGCTTCACAGGTTAATGCTGATGTCGTTAATACAGTAAGAAGCGAGCCTGTAGGCGTTACCTTAAATGCTAACTTTGCATTAGGAAATCGTGACTACAATGCTTTTGTTGGTGATATCACCGATAAACAAAATTCAAGAGTAAGACTTCAAGAAACATATAATGTGTAAAGGCTATCAAGTGGTAGCCTTTATTTTTTAGGTGGTGGATAAATGAATTATAATTTTACAGATATGAATAACATAGCGCATTCTAGTGTGACTAGTGCCAATCAACTGATTTATAACGATGTAAATATAGATAAAACTCTATCTGATATTAACTGTGATATCATCACATTGAACGTGACAGGTCGTGCTGCATTAGAATACAACATCAATACAGTCACACCTGACGGTTTCGATGGAGAATTATTTCAAAGTGCTACATTGAAAGCTAGAACATTACAGATAGAGATGTTGATTAGCGCTAAAGATAACGCTACTTTGAGAAAAAAGTATGAACAGTTGAATAAAATGTTTTCGAAACGCGAGATAGTATCTATACGCTTTAGCGATGAAATAGACAGAGTATATTATGGTATTTATACAGCCAGCGACAATCCTAAAGAGGATTCGAACGAACAGATATTTAATATCGATATATTATGCACTGATCCATTCAAATACTCTGATGTACAGACTATAATTTACAGTAGCTCGGAAATTTTGAGTATATTAAGCGACTTTCCTGTTAAACCTTATATCGAAGTCGAATATTCTGGAGTAGGTACTACGTTAGATATTATCAATACTAAAACTAAAAAAGGTATAAAACTGGTAGACTTAAATCCATCTGTAGAAAAGATATACAAGATAGATGTTTTAGAGAATAGGATTACTAAATCAAATTTAGACACCAATGCGTTGACTAATCTTAATATCACATCTGATTGGGAAGAATTTGACATTAAAACAGGAGATCGAGTCTCCTTCATTCCTACACCAAGCAAAATCACCATTAAATATCGAGGTGTATTTTTATGATTTATCTATTCGATGTCAAAAAAGAATTGATAAAAGTTATCCCTCGCAGAAATATCGTTAGTGCAATTCAAGAACTCGAAATAAATGGTCTGTATACTGCTGAAATTGAAGTTCCTCTATCCTATAAAACTGAACAGGGTCAAATCTTCAATCATAAGAAATCATTCGATAACGCTTTATTTTTCGGTCATTTTGACTATCGTAAAAAGTTTCAATTGTATAAAATCCATAATAGAAAAATTGATGGTAAACAACTGATTATTACAGGTGTTCATCTATTTTTCGATGAAGCTAAAGCGATGAGTGTTATTCGCGACAAGCGACTTATCAATGCTGATGCTCGTAACGTTGCGAATGTCGCGTTTGAGGGTACAGGATGGACTGTTCGAGATTACGACACGACAAAAGAAAAAAATATAGATTTGTATTATATGACACCGATAGATGCCAGAAAATTAATTATCGAAGAATATAATGTAGAGTTTGACTATGACTTTTCTTTTGATGGCAGGAAGATTACTTCTAAAAATATTTATATTCGTAATAAATTAGGCAGATGGACTGGCGATAGATATCATTACGGAACAAACATACTCAGTATCACGCAAGAGCAAGATGATGCAGAAGTTTATACTGCAGCGATAGGTAGAGGAACCAGTGATGATACGAATACAGCTTTAAACGCTAAAGTCCTTTTTGATGATTTGACGTGGTCTAAAGATGGTTACAACAAGCCTTTAGGTCAAGATTATTTAGAAATCGTTAGCGCTACAGAAAAATATGGATACTATGACGAAAAAACAGCTAGAATAAAACCTCGAATAGCGATAATTGAATTTAGTGATATCCAAGATCAGAAAGTTTTAGCTGATAAAACCTGGGAGTGGTTAAAACAAAACTGCGTGCCTAAAGTCACATACTCGACTACTGTTTCAAAGGTAGGAGAGTACTATTTAGGTGATGAAATTGCGATTATCTACAAAGAAATTGATATCATTAAAAAAGCTCGTGTAGAAAATATGAGAGTGAACCTTCTTAATCACGACTTAACCAAATTAGGTTTAGGTGATTATACTTATTTTAAACAAGATAAATATAGAGAGCGTATAAGCAATGAAATCAAGGAAACAAAAAAAGAAGCTAATAGCTACATTGTTAAGCTCAAAAAAGAATTCGATGCAAACTTTGAAGAGCAAACACTGAGTTTCGCTAAAGCTATTGAACAGGTAAAGATTAATGCACAATCTGAAGTTGAATCGGCAGAAAAAAGACTGTCAGATGAAATAGATAATGGATTGAGTGCCTTAAGACAACCGAACGCGTTACCATCATCTGTTCTGCAAATAGACGAACTATTAATAAACAGGTTGATATCTGATAATATGTTCGCGAACACTTTAGGTTCAAATTATCTTTTAAGTGAGATAATAAAAACAAAATCTCTTGAAGCAGTTAATGCAAATATTTCAAATTTGAGGTCTAACATACTCACTTCTAACGTGATTAAAGCAGAACACATTGATTCTGGCACAGCACTTATAGATAAATTATTTTCTAATAGTGCAAATATAACTAGATTGACGAGTAAGTCGGCATTTATCAAAGAAATACAAGCGATTGAGGTTATAGCTTATCGTCTTGAAGCGAGGGATAAACAGGCTAGTGTCAACATTGAAAATGGCTCAATCACAATGAATCGTGATAGTGGTGCCAGAATGGATATTGGTTTAGATGGTATTCAAAGTTTTAATAATGGTGGTTCGTTACGTTTCAGCTTAACACCAACATTGGTAACAACTTCAGCAGTAGGAACTTCTGTTAGTAACGTGTATTTAGGTGCAGCACCTACAGGGGAAGCCCGAGTTGTTGATATGAATGGCATACCGGGCGATGGCGCAATTGGTAGTTATGCTTACAGACCAATACGAACTTTAGCGATTAAATTCCCTTTGAAAGCGAATGGATATATAGGGATTGATGGTAATGAGTTAAGGATAATGTCAGATGGTTTAAATGATGGTGGATTTAAAAATATCAGAGCAGACAAAGGGTACTTCGCTACCATTGATATGAACAATGAAATCAATGGTACTCACTTCTATATCAGACCGAAACGTGGTGGGGAACTTCGAGCAACTTATAACGATGGTGGAGACACTTCGTATGCAAACTTTCGTTCAGATGGTATCTATGCACCATGGATTGATTACAACGGACATATTCCAGGGTCACACTTTTATATTAGACCAGCGTATGGTGGAGAAGTACGTTTAACTGCCACTGGTACAACGAATAACTGGGCGAGTTTACGTTCAGATGGCATCTACGTGCCATGGATAGACTTCAATGGTCAAATTCCAGGCTCACATTTGTATATTAGGCCGGGATCAGGTGGAGAAGTGAGATTCACCAAGACCGGAACGACTGACCAATTTATTAATATTCGGGCAAATGATGGTGATTTCAATCAGATTTCCTATAATAAATGGGTGCAAAAATCTAGAGAAGAATGGAAAACAGGCATTCGTAAGTGGGAAGTGAATGCTTCTGAAGTTCTTACTAATGAAGTAGATATTTATGAATTCTATTATAAGAATGACCTAGACTACCTTACTAGAGGTTCGGTTATTGGTGATGGCTATAAAGTTCCTGATTTTTGGCTCTCAAAAAGCAAGAACGGAATAGACAACACTTCTGTGATCTGGACATTAGCAAAAGCATTACAAGAGCAGATTAAAAGAAATAATGATTTAGAAAACAGATTAAAAATATTGGAGGATAAGTTAAATGGATAATAATAAAAACCCAAATCGTAACCTAGAAAAAGAAGTGTCATTGCTACAACAACAACTCATGATGGCGGTATCGGATAAAGTGATGTTACAAGCAATGTTAGACGATGCTTTAGAAGAATTAGATCAAATTAAAAACGGTAATCAAGAAGTTGCAGAATAATCTGTAGCTTCTTTTTTATAAATAAAAAACAGGAGGTCATTCAAAATGACAGAAAAAATTCAAGAGTTTTACTTAGTAGAAAGAAATTCAAGTGGGTCAGAAAGTTGTTTAACACGCAATTATTCAAATGGATTTGTATCAGGCGCTACACCAAACACTGCTTTTAAGTTTAAAGAAGAGGAACAGGCGAAACAGTTCTGTAAGATGCAAAATATGTTAGCAGGTATCTTCGATAATGGAACTAAGACATTCTATGTGAAACAGGATATTACACGTACAAAGTACACAGAAGATGGTCAAGTGGTAGAAGAAACGACAGAAGAAACGTTGTAATACTGTAAATGAAATAAGGGAGAGTGAAAAATGCAATTAGATCAAGGAGATTTAATGTTGTGGCTAGTTACTGTAGTTATACCTCTAGTTTTAACAGTATTAGGCGTATATCAAAAGACGAGTAGTGATAAGCAGAAACACGAGGGCAGAATGGTATTGATTGAAGCAGAAGTGAAAAGTAACAAAGAAGATATTACAGAATTAAAAACTGATTTCACTTCTTACAAAGCTGAAATATCAGAAGATATTAAAAAAATCGGAGAAGATTTAAAGTTATTGCATACGTTAACAACTGAAAACAAACACATCTCAAAGACTTTGGAAAAAATAGAAAAGAAATTAAATATTTAAGAACATCTCGTTGAGGTGTTCTTTTTATATGGAGGTAAACAGATGAATAAAGAATTACAGTTAGCTTTGACTCGTTTAGTCGTGCTATTAATCGCATTAATCAATTCAGCTCTAGCGCACTATGGAAAGCCATTAATTAAAAGTGATGAAACATTTATCTACCAAACATTAAGTGACTTATTTTTAATTGGATCTATTGCCTGGAGTTATTGGAGAAATAACAATATTACTCGCAATGCGCAACAGGCACAAGAATTTAAGAATGTATTAGATGTAGAAAAAAACAACGAAAATATGGAGGAAAAATAATTATGGCTAAAAATAAAATCGGTACTTGGAATGGTGTACCTGTATACACAGATTTTTTACCAATAGGGACAAGAAGAACAGGACAAAGATTGAACAGTGGTAATCCTAAATTCGCAGTATTCCACGACACAGGAAACCCTAACACAACAGCACAACAGAACGTGAACTACTATAAGAATACTTATATGCAACCATGGGATAGTGTTGCATCAGCACATATCTTTGTGGATGATACTGAATGTATTATCTGTATTCCTGTAACTGAAAAAGCATGGCATGTGATTTACAATACCCCAACAGATAACGCTTGGTATGGTGCAGATGCAAACGATGTAGCGTTTGGTGTTGAAGCATCATACTATAGCGATAAAAATAGATCACGTAAATCATTGGATAATGCTTGTCGAATTATGGCAGCTTTATGTAATTCGTGGGATATTAATCCACGTAATCAAATGCCTGGACATCAAGATATCCAAGCTGATAAACAAGATCCAGGTAATCTATTAGCTGCATGTGGTTATAATAGACGTGATATGACTGTGATTGACAATCTAGTTGTGAAATATATGAATGGCGATGCACCTGTTAAGAAAGTTGCACCTGCACCTGAAAAAGTTGTGAAACAATCACCGCCTGTTAAAAGACCTGCATCAAAAGGTGCTAAACGTATTAAGGCATGGTCTAAGACGCCTCACTATAAAGGAACGATCCAATATACTGCATCGTTAAGACAGCGCTCAGGTAGTGATTTCAGTAACTTTAGTTTCAACAAAGAAATTGGCACACTTAAAAAAGGCGAGACTGTCTATATCTTCGAAGAAATTCAAGATGCAGAAGGCAATATTTGGTGCAGAACGTATTCGCCAAGTAATAATGGTTGGGTTCATAAGCACACAATTAAATAA